TACAGCAAATAAACTCAACTGTCCCACTGCTTCAAGAACTTCAGACGCTTCCAAATTACAACTAACAAAATTATTCTCTTCTGATATTTTCTCAATTTTAGGCATATCCACATGACAAACACTACAATTTTTCATTGAAACATATAACATAAATTGTTTTTCTTCTTTTATTATTTTTTGTAATTCATCATAACTTTTGATTTTTTTCATAATTTTTCTCCATTTCAAAAATTTAATAATTTTTCCTTATAAATAAAAAAACATATATTATTTATGAATAACTCATAAAATAACTATATGCTAATTTTAAAAATTATAATTACTTTTCTTGATGTTTTAATTTTAAATGGTGCCCAGATACGAGTTACTTATTACCACCAACTAAAATTAGCATAATTTAAAGAGCAGGTACAAACCTACTCTTTTTTTAAATTGTATACCATTTTTTTAATTGCTTCAGAGGATTTTAAATTACTTTTCTTTTTAAAATCATCAAATATTTTAGACAATTCTTTTTTTTCTTCAGGAGTTACTCTTACTCCTAAAAATGTTGCCGTTTTCTCAGCTGTTCCTTTTTTTCTTCCTACTTTCCAAGAGGGAGTTTGCCCTCTCTTGACTCCTCTTGGTTTTGCTTTATCTTCCATTAATATTCGCTACTTTCTTGGTATTCTGCATCAGCTATATATCTTCCAGCTTCATCGTATACTCTCCCAAATTCATCTATTTCCAATTTTATTTCGTTATCCCAATTTTGATTGCAAATTGTTTCGTCTTCTGCTGTTGCAAAACTTTTTGCATTGTAATAATTAAATTCTTTTCTCATTTTGATCACTCCTATTTCATTATTAAATATACAATTATAATTACAAATAATATTATTATGCCTAAAACAATATTATCTTTTAACGTTCTTTCACGAAATTTCTTAATTTCAATTTCTAAAACGCTTTTTCCAATTTTTATTTTCTTTTTCATAAATTCTATGCTATAATGGTTAGTAGGTAGGGCTTAAAGCCCATAACCTACTTTGTTTTAAACTTTATTAGGAAATGTATGTTTTGAAATTTAAACCCAAACTCAATTTCAAATTCCCATTTCCTTTTTTTATTTACCTCCTTTCGTTTTTTCTTTTTCCTCGATTTTCCCATTATAGCTCTCCTTTCTTGTTCCCCCTTACACTAATATAATACCATATATTTATATTATTGTCAATGCTTTTTTATAAAACATTTTAAATTTCATATAAATTTATCAAAAACTCCAAAACTTCTCGATTAGACTTAAAGCCTTTTTCTTTCCTCATTTTTTCAAAAAAGTCTAAAATCTCTCTGCCATTATAGTTTAAATTAAAATATATTTTCCGTTTCTTATCTATTATCTCACCAGGTTTCAAGCCTTCTTTTTTATTAATTTTAGCAACTAACTCAGTTAATATTTTAGCTTTTAGTTTTAGCTTTTCGCATTCGTAAAAACTAATACCTCTCACTTCTTTTTTGTTGATAATAAAGCCTTTGTAAACCATATTTTCTCCTTTTTTATACAATTATACCTCGAAAAATAAAAAAGATAGCCGTTTCCGACTATCTTTCAAATATTTTTATTATTTTCTTTTTATTTCTTTTAATTGTATCACTGCTTTCTTCAAATACTCCGAATCTGTCAAATAAGCCAATCGTCATCAATGCCACGAAATTAGTTCCAATTAGCAACCACAAATCTTCTTTTTTTGATTTTTCTTCTATCGAATCAAAAATTTCTTTGTTGCTTTCATTATTTAGCCGATTTCTTAATAAAGTTAGATTCTGATGACGTTGCCGACTTCTTAGTTTTAACGTTAAAACAGAATTTAAAAATATCAGTGATAACATTACAATTACGAATTTTCTACTTCTGTGATAGACTTTCATCACTTATCACCTTTATCCTTTTTGACAAATCCCATTTTTTCGAGTAGCAATTCCAAGAAACCTGTGCTTATTCCGTACCTCTTTTGATTTACAGTTTCCAACAGTGCCTCTCCAAAAAATCCAAAAACTGGACTTAACGGATATAAAAATCCGGCTGAGAAGTGTCCTATCAACTTATTTAGAGATAACGCAATAGCCATTGTCATTCCAGCCACTGCGATTCTTTTGAAAAATGGCTTAACTGGCTGATTATCAATCATTTTTTGAGCTACAACTCCAAACAGTACTCCGCTAAAAAATAAGATCAAGAAAAGCCCGTGATTGTCAATTATCATTCTTAAATCTTCTATCATTATTTGTGCTCCTACAATATGTTTTTATTCCCTTTTTTCTCAAAATCAAAAATCTCTTGAATGAATTCAGACAGAATCAACTTAGTTTTTAATTCTTTTATACAAGCTAAGATTGTATCTTCTCCAATTTCTTCAATAAAGTTCGGAATAAATTTCCTGTCGATTTCTTTTTCTTTTAAAATATAATCTTCTAATTTGCTCCAAAATCCATTTGCAATAGCATCAAATTTTTCCGCTCCTGTTTTTGCTTTGTTAATAATCTCGTTTTTGTAAATTTTACTCTTTACCATTTCAACCGCTTTATTAATTACCCTCACTTTTATTATTTTATCCATTTTATTACCTCTTTTTTTATAAATTTTAGTGATTTTGATTTTAAGGTACCTAACAAGCGTTTTAAAGTAAATCAACTCATTAGGCAACCTTAATATCGAAAGTATTCTTTTTATGCTCTTATTCGGCTTGTATCGAAGTCGTTTTTAGAGTGATTTTAAATAATTTTCTTTTTTGTCCACTCTATTAAGCCAACCTTTTAAAAAAACTTTTTGCGATGGCTTATTTGCAACTATTGCTTTGTAAAATCTTCTTTGCAAGTCATGATACTTTTCTAAAAATTTATTTTCGTCAACTTTATTTAATGCTTCTAAACTTTTAGCTCCTAAAATTCCATCCACTCTTAAATCAAACCCTAACTCATTCAATGCTGCTTGTGCTTTTTTAGCTCCCCAGTTACCGCTATTTACAATAAAGTCGCAAACCGATAACGCTATCTTGTTCGATTTTAAAGTATCAAGCCCATTTTTGTGATAATATTTTTTGTTATAAATATCTCTCGCTATATCAATCGGCATATCTCTCATATGACCTTTATATCCGTATTTTCTAGCTTCTGATTCTATGATACCGTATTTTGTTTTTCCTCCAGCGTCATACTTATCATTTGAGTATCCGCCTTCGACTTTTAACAAATAATCAAATATTTTTTCAAATCTATCCATCTACATCACTCCTCTTAATTAATTTTGAAAAAAATCACTTACATTAAGCTCTAACATTTGTTCAATATTATATCTACTGATTCCAACAACCGCCATTTGTTCTGCTACATCTGCAATTTCGATTATATCTTGTATCTTTTTAGCTAAATCTTTTAATTCGGCTCTATTCAACTCAATAAATTCAACTAATCCTTTATCGTTTTGTACTTTCACTTTCTCAATCTTATCTTGTTCTAAAGTCCACATTAGTGACATTTTAAGAGATAAGCTGTTTCTATTTCTTTCGTTATTTTCAAATGTGTATTTTTTACCAGCTTTTTCTATTCCAAGCGGCTGATTCAAAAAGTTTGATTTAGCTTCTACTAAGTCTTTCAATGCTTTTTCCCTTAATTCTTTTAATTTTTTATTTAGCAAATTATTGTCAACTTTCCAAGTATTGCTATTCTCGTCCCATACGCTCCACTCGTTTGGTTTTGCGATAGTCACAATTGTTTCGTTAACCTCGTCTAAATAACTTCCATCTGATAAAGTTGTTTTACCAGCTTTTATTTTCTCCACTTCTGTCATTTCTCTAAGTTCTCCAGTTTTTTTATCCAAAATAGGATTTGAAAGTAAAGATGTTGAGAATTTCATACTTTCTTCATTCCAATCAGGAAAAAACAAATTTGGATTTTCCTTAAATTTATCAACTCCAGTCGTAACTGGCTGTGCTATGCACTCCATTGTTGCGATTAAATAAATGTAAATTACTGTCACTTTTATCACTCCATTTCTTTTATTTTGTATGATTTTTATTCTGTGCTAACTTATGAATTTGTTCAGAATTTTAAAAAATATTTATTGATTTTATTGGCTAGCTTTAGGTTTTTAACTGATTCCAATAGTTATCCAGTCGAATCCCATAGACCCAGCGCTACTAGTAAAGATACATTGTGTTTTGCTCCGTCCAGAGTGAGTTGCGACTCCATTTGAACTCCAGTTTGAAATTGTTATCGAGGGGAGTTCCTTATAAGCAAATGGATAAACTAATGTATACTGATTTTTAAGAACAGAAACAGATCCCCACTGTATTAAAATATTTCCTATTTTTAAATGACCGTTTCCACTATTTTTGAACAAATTTTCTAATTTGTCTGAAATCGGCTTATTCGATATTGCTCTGAATTTACCACTGTCGTTGTATGTCAGACTATTGTCTTCTATACACTCGTAGTAAAATTTTGTTACAC